CAGAAATTGAACCTTCAGACGCAGTTTCACGCGGGAAAGTATATGTACCTCCTGAAATGGTAATTGATTGAACTAAATCTGCAACATTCACTAATTGAGAAGGAACCATTGCAACAGTGTTCGAATAATCACGAGGTTGATCTCCAGTCAATGAAGCACCAAGCGTCATGTCACCAACAACTTTCAATTCGACTGCATTTCCTTTTTTCACTGAACCTAATTTTTCAAGGTTTTCAGCGATTGCAGTTTTTACATTATCAACAAATCCAGCTTTCTTCACTTCGTTTGTTTTCACGGCCTTCATTTTGACGTCTAATGCATCAGCATGGTCTTGCACTTTTTTGATTTCGGCAGTCAATTCATCATTCAATGTTTTGATCTCACCAGCGATAACTTCATTCGCCTTTGTTTCTGTCAGGAAGTCGCCATACTTTGCTTCAAGCGTTTCCAATTCTGCCTTGATTTGAACTGCAGTCTTGTTTTCAAGATTTGCTTTCATCGCCTCAAGAGCGTTTTTTAATTCTTGGTCCATTTTTTTAAATGTTTAATGTTTTTGTAAATTCGTTTATTAACTTTATATCGGCTCGTTTATGAATGTCGTTAGACGGTTCAATGAGTGATTCTTTTTTGCCTAAAATATATGCATCTGATTGCAATTGTTTTAACGCAACTTCCAACAACGAAAATGTTTCATCAGTGAATGTTCCGTTTTTAATTGCCTTAATCAATTTCTTTGCATGGTCATTTATTTCTTTCATCGATGTTTTGAATCCAGTGAATGGAGTTTGAGAATTTGCTCCCAATGTTACATTCGAACCTTCAAATAGTTTGATTTCCTGTAATATCCTTACATCTCCTTCGTTTACTGCCTTAATCGTTTGATAACCTATTGAATGTTCATTTACGATGCCAGCTGCATACAATTTGATGAGGTCAGATGAATATGTCGTATCAATCAATGGTGTCGATTCGAATTTCAAACCTTTACCATCTTCAATCAATTGATTAAATTTTCCGTGGGGTTGAGCCCAATTATGCTGATTCAAAAAGAATATGTCGTTCTTTCGTTCATGCAATGTTTTGGCAAATGCACCTTTAGGAATTGAATCTCCATGATGATCTTTGTTATCAAAATTAGATAAGTAACCAGTTACGATTCTTTTCTTTTCATCGATATCTTCGATTTGTCCTGTAATTGATTTGTATTCTAATATTTTCATGTTTACAAATATAAATTAATTTTCTTTACAATCTTACTAATCTTCCATTTTTATCTCTTCTCGGTACCATGATGACAGAACAACGACAATTTATGATGTTGCCAGCTTCGCCTTCAGGATCTCCCGGATATTGCAATGAATCAAATCCATTATTAAATACAAATGGTTCATGACGTGCAACCTTTTTTCCATCCATTTCGCGGTGGTCATATCGATCTCCTTTTGCATGAGTTCGAACTCGATTATCATGAGCCGATAACCATTCTTTATCCAATACAAATCCAAATTGATCTGCAGATTTCATGCCTCCGAAATTCATTGCCGCAGTTGTTTCTGTTCTTGCAACTCGAGCCGATTGCCATCGATAATAATTTGGATCATCAACAATGTCAGATACGATTTGCGTTAGTTCATCAATCGGCATATTCGAATCGAATCGTTTTGTAATTGCGTTTGCTAAATCATTGATGAATGAATTACGAATCATTGTGACTCGCCTCAGTCCTTTGTTGTGAATGTAGTTTATTATCAATTGTCGAAATATGATTTCAAATGCATTGATGTCGAATAGTTTTATTTCTTTGTCGATGTCTTTTCCGACTTGTGTGCCGTGACTGAATCCTACATGAAAATAAATATCGATATACGCCTGAATCAATTCTGATACATTTGCATTCTTTTCGATTTGACCTGCAATTTGTAACCGTGGATCTATATTCGTACGTCTTGCCCATGTTTGAAATACTTTGAGCAATCGTTTTGTTGCGTATTTCTCATATCTGTCATGAGCACGCAAATAGTTACGTCTATAAGTCGATCTATTCATTTATGTCGAATCCTGTTTTGATTGTTTCTTCTAGCGGTAATGCATTGTCATTCACTGTGTGAATATCCATATTTGAATCATCTGATTTTTCGAATCGCAATGCAACACGAACTTCGTTTCTCGATAACACGGCTTTGTCTAATCCACCGTACAACCATTGAGATAATAATGTTGCATCATCTTGCATTTCAGGTAGTTCCATAACATCGTATTCCAAACGAGTATTGTCATAACCTTTAAACAACGGTAAAAATGATTTGTTCAATGCCTGAGTTAATAATTCAAGATCTGGTACAATGTTATCAGTGACAACTCGCTTACGTTCTTGTAATTGTTTGTCGTATTTACCTCCATTGTCATTGTTCAACAATGCAGTACTCCAACCAAGAACATTACATATCTGTTTTTCATCATATCCAAGATAATCGAATGGTTTTAATTCGTCAGATGTCAATGACATTCTAGTGAAGCCCATTTCTGCACTCACACCCGCGATCTTGCCTAGATTTCCTGAATCATTGTTCATTGTGACTAATCTATCTTTCAATTCAGCAGCTTGTTCGGCAGTCAATGGAGTTGATTTTCCGTGAATGAATCCAAATGCACCGCCTGATTTCATCGTTTTGATATTGAGGTTCAATGCCTCGTTTGATGATTCAATATTTTTCAATGATGCCTGTAATGGAGATTGTCCGTATAAATGACTACCTTCCATGTCGAAATTTGGATTCGGGTATTTAATATGAATCACATCTGAAACATCAAAATCTTGCGACATATTTCCTTCAATCAACATATAATGCGAAATTGGATTCTCGAGCATCAACAAATTTGCATTTTTCTTTAATACGATTTGCATCAAATGAGAAGGTAAACAATATATCGCCATTGGTTTGCCAGCGTTTTGACCTTCTTCGACTCGCAACATATAAAAATACGCGTTTCCAGTTGAACGAATAAACGTTTTGTATAATTGCACAAATTCGATCCATGACTGATTTGGATTAGGTTGTTCCAATGGAAAATCTATCTCACCGTTTTGAAATGCCTTATTCGATAAAATCATTTCACGTGCTTTTTGTTGCATCGAATAGGATCCTGAAGCGCCTTGCCTTAATCGTTCCAATTTCTTCATTGATTGTTTGTCTTCAACCTTTTTGACATATATCGGTCTTGACGAGGTTTTTGATGCCATTTGTTGAATAGCACTGTAAACAATTGGATTAATGTTATAACCTTGTTTAATATATTCCTTTAAATTTCTGTCATATGCAGTCATTCCACCGCCCATGGCCCAATAAAATGTTTCATTGAATGCATTCTTTAAAACTGATCTTGGATTAACAAAGTTCGAAATACTTTGCGCTGCTTTTGTAAATAAGTTCATTATTGTCTATTTTGCGTAAAATTAATTAAAAAGTAAACACCTTTGGCTCCAATTCAAAGAAATATCTCATCATGATTGAATCCCACTCATCTGGTGATCTACCTATCTTTTCTTTTATTATGTCTTTAGGAATGATAGCAATTTTCCCATCTTTGTCAATGTCTTTTTGTTTGATTTGTTCCATTTCTTCCGACACTGTATCTTGGTCGTCTGCAGACAAATTCATCTCACCAGCTTGTCGTGTTTCAATCAATTGCGCCATTTTAAATCCACATTGAGAACGTAAGTTTTGATAATTGGGTACAATATACTCATTTCCAACCATTTCTTTCATCGCTCTCGATCCATTGACGAATCCTTTACAACGTAAAAAATCAACAACACCACCACCGACTCCATCTTCATCAGCAACGATATGCGACAATGGAATATTATGTTTGATTCGTAATTGTGTTGCTTTGTTTACGACTTCGACAAGGCCTGATTTAGCAATCCTGAATCGTTCGATGACTAATAATCCATCCCAGACACGAAATACAGTTGAATCTTTACCTTTACGAGCAACATCAATTGTCATGTATTTAGTTCCAGTAGGTTCAATGTGCGCAGGTTTAAAATAATCCATTATTGCATCGTATGAAATCAATGCAGCTGGATCATTATCATATTCCCAGTTTCCATAATACAATCTTTCGCGACTGTTTTTATCTAACGACAATAATGATTCAAGATATTCAGGTGGTAAATGTGGGTTATCAGTCGGCAATGCCTGAAGAAATGCACGTCCTTTTTTCAATGTGCCTTTTTTTGACGGTTGATAAAATTGTTTATAAACCCAATTCTTTGCTGGATTGCAGGATCCTAGCAATCGAGGTTTGATATCAAATTCTTTTAACTTATATCGACATCGTGATAATACAACTTGCCATGCCTTATGAACGATCTGATTGACTTCATCAATGAATGCACCGCATATTTCTAACGAGCCCAGTGAATCGAAATTTGGGTCTGACGGGTAAAGGAAAAGGTCCTTCAATACGATTTCAGATCCATTGTACCATGTGATAACATAATCTTGCGAATTGTAATTGTATAAATGAGTCATGCCCATTAATGCAGTCAAATCAAAAAACGTTTTCAATGTCGTTTCTCGTAATGTCTTTAATTTCGAACGACCCATTAACCATCTTGATTTCGGGTATTTCAATGACATTTCAATCAACCAAAAACAACCTAACGCAGTTTTACCACCACCTGCAGCACCACCATAAACGGTTTCTCGAATGTCGTCATCGCGCAAATGATAAATGCATTGATTCTGTTTTGCAGTTAATTTAATCAGGTTTGATTCCATGTCCAAGATCTAAATGTACGATGTTGCCAGCCACCTCAGTTTTAACGTTCTCAGACAAGTTGTTCAATCGTGCAGTGATTGAGGCATTGTAAATTCCTGCCATACCGCCTGAAACTTGATCTTCTCTGATTTCATCCTTTATACGTGAAGCGATAGGTAAAAAATCTTTGTATTTGTCATCAGTATTTTGAATATAATGTTTGATGCCCCAGCTCATTCCAATTCTCGAATAAACGAAATTACTGAATCCAACCATTGATAGTGGTCGTTCTAATTTCAAAATGACCTCATATGCATCTTTGCCTCTGAAGTCATTTTTTTTAATCGGGTTTTCATCTCTCCATTGTTTATATTCTTCGAACAATGAGTAAAGATCTTCCGGTGTTTTTATTGTTTTTGTTCTTCCCATATTTTTAATTATTACATATTGGATTTCCAAAGGCGGTGTGAGTAAATGCACCGTAGTTCAAATGTATATTCCAATATTGATTTGCTAATGGTTTATTGCCTACAAATCTATAAAAATCAGACAATCTTTTTTGATTGCGAATGAAATTGATTCGTTCTTTATAGGTATCTTCCACATACAAATGTAATAATTTTTTGATTGTGTTTATCACTAACATCTATGGTTTTTTATTTTCAATAGGTTTTGGTGATGATTCCTTTTTTTTATCATTGCAATGTTGACAAGGTGTTTTGCGTTCGATTCGCGCAGTGTATTTTTGCTTTCCGTATTCAAGATCTGCATTAATGAAATTCGGTACTTTGCCTATTTCCATTAATCGTACCAGCATTTTCATTGTTTCATCCAATTGATGTTGCCATTGGTCGAATTGTTGTTTTGTGAAATGTTCGAATTTGTGTGCCATGATTAATTGTTTTCGTTTAAATATGTTAATATCCAAGTACATCCAGCTCTGAATGCATTTCTTCGTTTGACTGACGTAATGATATGTTCGACATCATCTGAGGTGTATTTTATTGCCTGTTCATCAACTTGTTTCCATTCAGGCAGATTCAGTCGTCCATTTTGTTTGTTTTGATATCGTTTTAGTTGGTTCCTGTAGTTCAATTCGAATCCTATGAAGATTAACATAAAGAAATTGAGAACTAACAGTATTTCGATTGTATTCATTATTTTGATGTATTGCGCCAGATGTTATTCGGGCTGGTTAAAAATTTCTTTGCTTGTTCGATTCTGTGTTTCGGTGCAAAAAATGATCTGCAGGTATCGTTTTCCAAAAACATTCTATGTTGAGAAGGATTCAATAATATCAATAAAATGTCATGAAATTCTAAATGATGCAAGCAATTTAATTCTGTAGAATCAGTTAATGTAATATCATGACAAACATCATCAATCAATATTGGATGCAATCCTAGTATTTTTTCTTTTTTGCGTTGTTTTTCAGCTTGTTGTTCTTCGTATTTGCGAATGATTTCTTTTGCTGCCTCATATTTGCGTAATGAGATTATTGGTGCCATAATTATCCGAGTTTGTGTTCTTTCCTATACGGTGGTAATTGTGTCGATTGTTTGAATTTATCGATTTGTATTTGGATTTGAGTTAATAAATCTTCTTGATCTTCGAAATTGAATGTCGTCCAATCCTTTTCAGAACGAACATAACCTCCACCTGAATTAAACAAGTAAATGTAATAATTCATTTTCGTGATTTCGTTCAATCGTTGTAATTGTTTTACTAAGTTATCCATGTCTGTTTTTGTGATAAAAAAAAGACGCCAGCGTTTATGCTCGAAATGTACTCCCCGTATATTAATCTAGCAATTAGCTAATGATGAGCGAACTACTGGCGCCGAACGTATTGTTTAATTCTTCAATTTCTCTTCCAATTTCTTCCCACAATGAATGCAAGTGAAAATAGGTTTGAATTTTATGTTTGTATTTTTCGTATCAGGATTGCTGTTTTTGTATTCTTGCAATTTTTTGATACATCTTCTTTTTGCGTTTCGTCCGATTGATGGTTTTTTGTTTACTTGATACATAATCTTTGATTTAGAGGTTTATTTTCATTATTTTATGTGTTTATGCATAGACATTTTCAGTACGTCCGT